CCCATTTGGAAACAAAGGGAGCGATGTTTTCGAGTCGAGGCATGATCACGACCACCAATGTGGCGTACCCCGAACCGAAGGCGATTAAGTGCAAGTTGGCCTATAAGCGACGAAGAAACGTACTCGTCGAATGCATTGCGGTTGAGGAGAGTCAGGCTTTTGACTTGTCCCACTTCCGGTTTGTATTCCGTGATCCAACTGATTCCACTCGAGCACCATTGAGCGAGCAGATGAATTTTCACGAGTTGATGTTCGAGCTTGCAGTGGGGTACTCTCAATACCTCAAAGTTCAGCATCGACTTGTACGTGGTCCGTGCCCAGACAATGTCTTTAAACCATTGTACGTATACTCGAATACCGATGAAAGTCGGTTGAAGGTGTATGAATTGTGTCAGGAGATAATGTCTAGAACGTCGGACGAAACGGACCAGTACATGAGAGATATCTCGGAGATTGTCACCAATTGGAGCGAATCAGAAATCGTTCTCCCTCCTGCTAAAGAGGGAGTACCCACTGATTTCAATCGAGAGCTAAAGTTAGTAAAGAAGAAGAAGCTTACAGTTCAAGATGAAAAATCACCCAGTGCGGACAGCGATGAAGAAGATGAGTTCTTTGAGGACGAAATTCGAGATATGCAGGGCGAGGAAGAACACTATTCTGAGCCCGATGATGAGCTGACAGGGCAAATGGATTGTCCCAAAGCTCATTCATCAAAACAAGATCCGTTTGAGATCGCGCGTGCTATGGAAGTACGTGAGCAACAAACCGAGCTTCGTGTTCGTCGCGAGGCTTTCAAGAAAGTGGTAGACGAAACTGGTTTGGTCACTGCGGAAGTGATTGAACCAGAAACAAAGGCGTTCATCCAATGTCTTCCTGTCCCTAATGATGAGAGTGTGCTACCTCTCAATATAACACAGGAATTCGTGGATGTTGTGCACACCTTGACAGGGGGTGCACTGGGTTCTAATTATCGGGAGCTTCCTGATGAATTACCCACGTCGGCATGTAATCCAGAAATTTCTGGTGTCATGTCAGAAATGTCGCAAAAGTATATGCGGTTTCGTCAAGTTGTTCGTAGTATGAGGACAGAGCTTTTTAAGGATGAGAGTGATGAAATCTTTTACGATAAGTTTTGGTTTTGTCTGCGAGGATATTTATATTTTTGTGGTGAGACCGAAAAAGACGACTTGACGAACAAACAGAGAACGTTAGCGTGTGTGTACTGTGGTTACTTCGCAGCGAGGACG